CTACTGGACAAACGAGCGTTTTGTGGTGTATTCTTTGAATACGATACTCGTGGTTGGGTGTCGGTCATTACTAACTTCCTTTCGGTTAGTGTTTGTTTGGGAGAGGATGCCCCGCTTAGAGATTACTTGGCGGGGCATCCTTGTTTTTATAGGTCTTTTAGTAACCCATCACAATAGTCGCAACAGTTCTTGGTGACTACATCTCCGCCATTGTCCTCAATGATTGAGCCGTCATTGCCAATGATAAAGGTTCGGACTTCTGTAGCCTGAAAGCCATCAACAAGAGCCTGGACTTTCTTAGCCTGCCTGTTGCGCTTGCGAGTAATGTATTTAGCCAAAGATAGTTTTAGGCTGTCACACTCAGCGTCGAGCTTATCCCAGTCCTTGTCTTGCCAGTTAGTTGTGTCAAACTTCTTGACCTCGTTGACTCCCCAAGAGCCATCAGCTGATACCCATAGATCTTTCATTAGTCTTCCTTACATTCAGGGCAAGAGTCTGCGACCGCTACGCCATTTAGGTCCGTTTCGTTGATAACGCCTGAGCCTCCACACTCAGAGCAGGTCTCGCTGATTACTTCATCAATGCGAGTGTCTTTGTCTTGCCAGTCCATCTCACCATTGCCGATACGCCACTTGCCCGTGTCTGCGTCAACAAACATAGGGTCATTATCGTCGCCTGACTCGGTGAACTCACCAGACCAGATACCAAAGCTAAGTTTGCCGTCATAGCCGAGCTGAGTGAAGATAGCGTGAACAATCTGTGCCGATAAGTAAGAGCTATCTCCAACGCGGTCAGAGGTTTCAAGGACACCCTGAACTACTGGGTAGATGTCTTCACCTGCCCAATGCGCGTAGATGTTGATAGGTGCTTCATGTTCTTGGCTTGAGATTGATACGGTTACTCGGTTGCCCATTTTGATTCTCCTTTGGTTAGTGTTTGGTTGGGGTTAGAACTTTACTTCTTTTTCTGGTGCTACGGAGTCACCGAGGGCAAGGATTGCTGGCAAATCAAAGCCAAGTTCCTGCTCCTCATTGATAATGTAACGTGCCGCATGAACGGCTATGTTCCAGAACTCAGGGTGATCCCAACGCTTCCAATGGAGAATGAACTTAGGTTCAAGCCCTAGTGCCTGCTCGATAGTAGCCCATGCGCTCTGCCAAACAATAGCCCACGGCTGACCCTTAGATTCAAAGGTAGTGTCAACCCAAGAGTGAACAGTAGCTGAGGTTATCTTCTTTAGCTTCGCATTACCCATGTTCTCCTCAAGTGACTTGACCTGTAGTTCTCGGATAGGAAACTTTTTATCGCGTTCAGACATGACGTATATGCCAATCTGAGGACCGCATTCATCTAGGTAGTCTTGGACAACTATCTTTCGGTAGTAAGGCGTAGCTCCGATGCTTACATAGCCAAAAGGCGCTAGGTCTTGACGTGCTGGGATGCGCCAGTTTCGTAGCTGGTTCATGGTGAAACCTGTGTATTCGCAAACCTCTTTGGCGGTTAGCAAATCTCCGTATAGTTCGTTATCTTCAATCATGGTTGCCTTTCTTGGCTTTTTTGGTGTTTTAGTAGATGATGATTCTTCAGCTACTATCTTGCCAGTTTATAGGTGTTTTTTGACGTGTCAAGTGTTTTGGGTAAAAAGTTGAAAAATAAAACCTTTGATTTACAGGGTTTTTTATCGGTTTTTTGTAAAAAATAACTCAGTTAACCACAGAGAGTGCTTCTTCATTATTATCTTACTAAAGAAGAAGATAGTAATGAACACTTGTTCCCTAGGGAAATCCGGGTTCAGATTTCAAAAAAGTTATCCACAGGTTTATCCACAGGTGTGGAGTTTTAGCTCACGAAATAACATGACGGTGTTACATGCGTAACAGTGGATGAAGTCCCCGTCTACGTGGCTTGCGTAACTATCTAAGTGTTCTGAGAGTCCACAGTCAGGGCAAAAGGATAGGTTCTTGACGTATTCGCGGTTCCATCCGCATGCTTGGCAAAACATTAGTAAGCCTCCAAGTCTTCGATAGGTTCAAAAATCCAAGGTGAATGCGGGCGGGGTGAGTTGTTACTTGATCGGCGGTTATAGCACCAGTCCCCCGTCAAAATCTTTTCCATGTCTTGTTGACAGTAGACACAGATAAGCACCTAAATCTCCTCTAGCTGTTGGGTCAAAAAGTAGCCACATTCTGGGCATTCGTGGCGGTGGATGTTTGCGAGAAATACCTCAGCGCAATAAGGGCAGAAATACGGCATTAGTCCTCCTCCTCGTATGGCTCATCTTCTGAAACTTCACCGCATAGCGGGCAAGTCATCTCTGAATCTAGTTTCGTGCCATCCCATCCGCAGGTCAGCCCCGCGATGTATTCCGCGCCTTCGGGGAAACTTGAAACAAAAGTCTCCTCTGTCCATGGCTTCTCTGAAACGACGTAGTAAAGGCAGTTCACGAAGTGATAGCCCGAAATGTAGTCCACGGTGTAGCCCTCGCCGTCTATGGCAGTCCAAAGGTGCTTAGAAGCGGGGTCAATGTCCCCTAAATAGTCATGTTCGGTCGTGTTGCCGTATAGCTGGTCAAACTGGTCGTGGGTTAGGTTCGTCATTAATTGCTTCTCCAAGTCCAGAATCCAGCACCGTCAAAAGTAGGCATTGGGAAAGTGTCGGCAGGGTCGGCTTCTTTGCGCTTCGAATAGGTAACGCCGTCGAAATCGTAGGCGAATGAATAATCCCAAGTCTTTTCCCAGTCAATGACCAAGTTTCTTAGGTTCTCATCGCTTGAGTCAATGAAGTATTCCGAATGTATAGACTCAGCCGCGTCGGCTTGGTTATCGTAGTCACCCGCAAACTGCTCTTGCTCATTGCGAGCCCACTCTAGGGCGGCCTCTTGGGTGAGTTTTGTCCATGAGTCGTTTCTATCAATCCAAACGGCTAGGCGCAGGGTATCGGGGTGTTCTCCGTCATTGTAGCCTTCTGGCAGAATGTCGCGGAGCTGGTGAGCCATTGCGGTTAGACGCTTGTTGTCTTCATGCTCAGGGTAAAAGTAAAAGTTGTAAGTTTCCATTTTTCTAACTCCTATTAGTGCGGTTGGTTTGTTTGGTTGGTGCTAGTTAGTAACTTAGCAGGTTAGTTGGTTAGATGTCAAGTTTATTCGCAAAGTTTTTTCTGGCGTGTCGCTGTCTAGGTTGGCTAAGGGTTGTTGGGCTAGCCATAATCTCCCTCTCACATCCAAAAAAATCACTAATCAACGCTAGCAAGGCTTGTCTAGCAAGCAGGGCAAGCGCAACTTGCCTAGTTATGCCTAACTAAGCCCTAATGCCCCCTAGAGGGCTCACAGGGCTGTTTAGGTAGGCATGGCAGGCTTGGCAAGGGTTGCAGGCAGGGTTAGCCTTGCGGGGCGAGGTTGCGAAGCAAGCGAGGCGCAACACACATTCCAGCCGTCCCCTAGGTTCTAAAGGCCCTGAAAACACTAATGCCCCGCTAGGGGGCCAGCGGGGCATTAGGTCTTGTAGGAGCAAGTCTTATTTAGAGAGGATTTCGAATTCAATCTCTGCTCGGCTGGCGTTGTGCTTGATAAGAGCGCGGGTCTGCTTCTCAATCTGGTCGCTAGTTAGCAATCCAACTTCATCAACGCCACCACCTAGAAGCGCCCAAGCGTGGCGCATGCCATCAATGAAGCCTTCTTCGTATTTGCGGTCAATGGTGTCCTCGAATTCGAAGCCGTCCTGCTCTTCTGCACAGATTGCGCGGATAAATGACTTCATTGAATCCTGTAGTGATTCGATGAATGCGATTTGGTTTTGCATGATTTTCTTCTTTCTAAGTTTGAGGGGGTGAGCAGTTATTAGCCATGCTCAGGGCTTGGGGGGGGGTTAGTAGGTTGGCTCGTTGTTCTCGATTAGTGTTGCAGTGTAAAGCCCTACGTCATGAGCCCATTCGCTCACTGCTTGGATGTCGCCCTGTTCGATGGCTAGTGCTAGTTGCTTCTCTGCTAAGGCTAGGCTCGACTTCACCATTGCCATGCGCTCATCGTGAGTGATGCTAATCATTTTTACTCCTACATAAAATCAGGCTATCCCTGCCTGAGGGGTTCAACCTTTTGGCTGATAGGGCTAGTCTGGCATGGTTCGATGTTGTGAGGCGATTCCAGCCGTCCCCTTATAGTTAGCTACCCCCCTCCAACAATTCAAATATCAAGACATGTCTACTAGAATGGTTACTGAACCACAGAACACAAGCAACACCATCAACACCATTAACACCATCAACATCATCAACATTAGCTTTGCAAACATTGCCGATTCAATTCCTTGGGATCGGCTCTGTAGCAAGGATGCAAGGCTATTGCACCTCCTCCGTTTTTGGGTATTAATCTTCACTTTTTTTAGGAGACAATCATGGCCCGTATCGCAGATCACCCATTGAGACTTCATCGACTCCGATTGAAGCTTTCCCAGCAAGCCTTAGCCGACAAAGCTGGGGTTCAGCGCTCAGCTATTTCAGCTATTGAGGATGGTAGGACTCAGCAGCCGACTGATAGACTGATTTCGACCATCGCAAGCATCCTGGATGTTCCCAAGGGGACCCTTATTGAGGAGATCCAGTCATGGTTGAACAAGCCCCTGAAGCCGAGTTTGTCAAAGGCAGCTCAGAATTTAATGGTCATTCCTCCTTACGTCCTGGGGCAGTATTACAGTACGTTTTCCTCATGGCGTGCGGAGATTGCGCCAACCCATACTGCGTTCGCGTCAATGTTGAGGTTGAACCCCGCGATCATCCGCGATTACGAGAATGGAAAATTACTGAGAATGCCAGATGGTCTATCAGGGAAGCTATTAGAAGCTTTTGGCATTGATGGCGAGTACCTTGTTGCGCTGGAGGGGTTGCGTCGTGGCTAAAGCAAATGATCCAGTAAACAATCCAGCCCATTACACTAGCGACCCTAGTGGCGTGGAGTGTATTCAGATTACTCAGCACCGTAACTTCACCATTGGCAACGCGATTAAGTATTTGTGGCGAGCTGGGCTCAAGGATGGCAATAGCAATGTGCAGGACTTGAAGAAAGCTATTTGGTACATTGAGTGCGAGATTAAGCGGGTCACTAATGGATCAGAGTAAGTTTGAGAGTAGGCTAGATGCCCCGAAGAAAACTAAGGAGCAGGCTCTTTTTGAGACTGTCTTGGCGGCTGCAATCTCGGCTGACCGTCAGGGTTTATTCCTTGAGACTCAGGTTATTCTCGACCAGGCCCCTGAGCTTACGAAAGAGGAAGTGGAGCTCGTCTGGGGATCCAGCAAGTTTCAGCGGAGTTTGGCTGACCGTGGGATCAAAACGACTCAGAACCCTAACCTTACGCTCCGACAGGAACAATTCCTTCAAGCTTATTTGAACCCTATGAACATGCTGACTCCGCAGGTGTTGGCTAAGCGTATGAAGATCTCACTGACTGAGATTGATGGTTGGATGCGTCAGAAGGAGTTTGGCGCAGCTATGGCTGCTAAGTCTGAGGATAACTTGAAAAAGTTTATTCCTATGGCTGATGCTGCACTTGGTCAGATGGTTCAGCAGGGCGACATGAAGGCTATTACCTTCTTGAATCAGTTGACTGGGCGCTTTGATCCTAATGC